CCTGTTTGAGAAGCTTCCCAATCTTTTGTAAATTCTGCTTTGCAAAGTTGGATATTAACCATAAGGTCAGTAACCGTTAATACCTTCTCAGTTAAAGCTAAGGTAGAAGTAGAGTTGTCAAAGTCGCAAGTAGCAGCTTTAACTAATCCTGTTGAAGCAAGAATCTTAAGTACAGCTTTGTACTTTACGTTCTCTTTAACACTGATGTAATTGTTTGCAATAGTATCCCCTGAAAGGACAGCAGCTGCGATGTACGGTAGCGCTAATTCGCCAGCGTAGGTTGAGGTGATGGTCAAGTTATCAGCCATTTTGTTTTGTTTTTGTTTTTGTTTTTAGTTGTTTTTGTATCTTGCTACTATAGCACGAGTTCTATCTTCGATGTTACTCATTGCTGTAATGTTTAAAGGTGCTTGCGGTGCAGCTTGACGTGCCTGCTTTACAGTTGTCGCAGCCGGTGCTTTAGAAAGCTCAGTGATCTTAGCTTCTGCAGCACTTAGCTTAGCTTCGAATTCAGTGATGATGTTATTCAACAATCCTTCTACTTGCTCTTTAGAATAGCTTTCAGCTACCTCTTGAGCTACTGCATCTGCAGGTGATATTGGCTCTTCAGTAATAGCCTCAGCCATTGACTCAATTACCCCTGCTGCAACCACGATAGTCATACCGTTATCCATTGTGTATTCACCATCAGCAAGAGGTGTAGGATTGCCATCTGCATCCATTACGAATACATCTACCCCTTCTGCAAATGCATCAGCACTTGAGTAGATCATGGTGCCATCAGCTAAAGCTCCTTCTGCAGCCATTACTACCTGAGTAACTTCCGGTGCAGTAGTCTCTTCTACTGATAGCTTAATTCCGTGCTTGCTCAGCATCGGAGTGAATTTGTTTAGAATGTCTTGAATCATGTTCATGTGTTATATTTATTAGTGGAAAAAATTACAAATTCATTTCAAGCTGCTCAGCTAATTCAGCTAATAGCTTCTCTAAGTCTTTCTCTTGTACTTGAGTTTCACTCATTGGAGCAAACCATCCTTCTATTGAAAAGCCTTTAACCTCGCCATTCTTTACAGCTTGCCATGTAGCTTCATCATCTACTTTTACCCCTATCATCCAAGTGCCTTCAGGCAAGTCAAAGCCTAAGTTCATGCTCTTATCATGAGCACCCATAGTAACCCATGACTCTACTACTGTAAGATTATTTACAGGCATCTCGTGCTGGATAGTATGGTTATGGTGCATGTTACGTTTAAGGAATTCCTGAGCTGTCTGCTCAATAGTCTGTGTAGAATATGTGATGTAATACTTTTCGCCATTACCATCATATCTAACTATAGGCTGATTAGGAATGAGCGCAGGACCGTAGAGCATGCGCTTCTCTCCATCCTCTACTTGAGCTAATAACAAATGCGCTTTAGAGAGCGCAACGAAATCCACCATTATGGCAGGCTCGCTTACCAAACTTACTGCATACACCCCCATGTTATCCTCTTCTTCTCCTAAGCCGTACTCTATTAACTTCAATTTATCATTCATGTGCTTTGTTTTTTAGTAGTGGAAAAATTCTATAAATGTGATTGGTCTATTATCTTTTGGCGTGCCTCTAATGCGTTTGCTACGTTACCTGCTAACACATAGGTCTCAGTAGAACCAGGTGCATTAACTTGCATATTAGCTCCGCTGAAATCTACAGCAGGTGCGTTGGTGCCTGTTGGTGTATTTAGATTACCAGCGCTTGGGCTGCTATTACCTTGGAATTGCGTTTGATTAATCTTAACTATGTTAGCTATTCCTGCTGCTGCTAACGCTGCTGCCTTAACGAAATTCATACCGGTTAACTGATCTTGTGGTACAGCTAACTGTTGAACTATTCCTGCAGCCATGGCTATAGTAGCTTGAGCTTTCTGCATTAACTTGTTACGCTCAAAAGTCTTACGCTGGCTAGCCTCATCTCCCTTAGCAGCCGCCTCATTTAAATTCATTAATGCATCTAATCCAAGTGAAGCCATTTCAAAGCCTGCCTGAATGTTAGCCATGCGTATAGCTGCTTTTGCTTCCTCCTTCTTTTTTTCATCATCTATTTCTTTAAGCCTTCTTTCTGCAGCTTCATTATCTGCTTTGAGCTCAGCAGCTTTAGCTTCATCAGCATATTTCTTTACAATTTCTGCTTCGGCTTTAGCTTGAGCATCTACAAATAATAACTGTTGTGCACTACCTTCCTCAGCAAGATTAATCAGCTCAAAATATTTATTTCGAACTGCATCTATTTCTTTCTCTTGAGCTGTTAATGTTAATTGATAAGCTTCCTCTGCTAATCTTTCCTCTTCATTTAATAAATCTTCTCTTGTTTGCTTTTCGTAAGCCAATCTATTTTTATCTCTTTCAGCTCGTTTAGCAGCATCATCTTCAGCAAGTTTATCTTTTTCTTTTTGAGCATCAGCATCCATCTTTTGAATAGACAGTTGAAAGCCTTGGTAATCACTAGTCATCTGTTCTACCTCATGCCTCTGCTTCTCAAAAGAAGCTTTAAGCTCTGCCTCTTGAGCTACAGGATCAATAAGTAATTCAGTAACCATCTTACTGCCTGCCTCTGTAAGTTTAGTTATTTCATCATTAAGATTAATAGCTGTTATTTTTCCAAATCCCAATGTTTCAGATACCTTATTAGCAGTAGCTAAAACTAAATCTATTGGAGCGGATAACATTCTTAATCCTACTGCACTTAACTCTAATGCTCCTCTCACTATTTGTTGTAGTAATTCAGCATTTCGCTTACTCGCGTCTATCTGTGACTGAGCTTGTTTCTCTTGTATTTCTAAATTAACCCAAGCATCTTTTATAGATGTCTCAAGTTTCTTCATCTTAATTTGAAGTATCTCTTTTTCACTTTTACCCTGCAGCCTTAAAGAGTTTTCTTGCAAAGCTGAATTATCATAAGTTTTCTTAGATGCATCTGCTGTAGCCTGAGCATTTTTAGCTATATTCCTTTGCTGCTCATCTATTCCTGTTAGTGCGTTTTCAAGAGATGGGAATAACTTAATAAGCCTATCAAAATTCATAGCAATAGCTATAATTATTCCCGCCACTAATAATAATGGATTAGCCATGATAGCCTTACCTAACGCTTTAAACGCATTAACTCCAGCTTCGGCCATTGACTTTAAACCTTTGCTAATATCTTCAGGCTTAAGCCTAGCTAAGTTACCACTAACTAAGTTAAGTGATTGGCTTAGACCTTCGAAATCTAAGTTCATCATCTGCTCACCCATTAATCCGAATGATGCACGCGCTCCTTCAATAGCTGGGCCTGTATTTCCCTTAACAGCATCAGCAGCATCATTCATCCTATCCTTAAGCTCACCCATCTGAACGGATAGCTCTTGGAATTTTTTTGTACCTGGATCGAATTGATCTTGCTGTTTCTTAAGCTCAGCATATTGAGCTTTTAGAGTCTTAGTAGATTTCTCTACCGCTTTCGTACTATCATTTACTTTCTCAAGCTCCTGATTAATATCCTCTAATCCTGTAAACGTACCCTCATCATCAAATGAAAGCTTTAATATCATTTCTTGTGTAGCCATTATAGTGCGCTGTAAATTGTTAGTGCTATTAAACCTATGCCCGTTATTAATATAGTGTAATTAATAGCTCTTATTTGCCACACTTTGCGCTTAGCATGATAGCTACCTACAGCCTGCTTAAACTCTTTGCTCTTGCCCTGCACGCCTGATCTAAGTAAAGTCATACTAAGTATTATATCATTTTGTGGATTTTTCATATTATAGGTGTACGTTGGAATTTAGATTGAGTGTATTGAATCGTTGCGCTGATTACTGCAGTTTTACCTACTACTGTAGCTTTTACATAAGGTGCTATCTTATTGCTAACAACAGGCATGTATAAGTTAAATAGACCGCTACCCCACCCGCTATTAAACTGATTAACTAAAACAGGAGTAGAGCTGTATTGAGTTACTTTATCTTTCCAAATCATAGTACTAAATTCTAAGCTTGCTACCTTGCCTGTAAAATCAGTT